CGTCTTCACGAATAAACGCAGACGTAACTCTGGTCGGCCATGTGGTGTCAAGATCCCCGCCGCTTCCTACAGTATAAGAAGCGGAACCGCTTGAAATTGAGAGGGTTTCACGCGAAATGGCGTTTACCTTCTGTGGACCGACCGCCCAACTACGGAGCATGTCGTTCAACGCATCAACACCGTCGCTGATTTCGTCTGCGCTCATGCTTGCAAGGCCGATCTTTCGTCCCGCCCGTTGAACTATTTCAGAAATAGTTGACATTATTTAATCCCGACAATTCCCTTGATGACCACATCGTGTTTTTTAAGCATGTGATCGGCAAACCAGTCTTCCCGGCTATAAGGAGCATGGTCGCATAGATTGCAGTAAAACTTGCCGTCTTCTTCGTACCATTCAGGGGGTTCCGGTTGCCCATCGTCAGCAACGATTTCTTCCGTGTCTTCCCACACCGGCATCTCTTTCATCTTTGGCTGGGCGGGCATGTTGTCCCATTCGGTTGCGTTGGGACTGTCAAAATACCCTTCAGGAATATCTTCACCCTTTTCAAAAATCCGTCCATCGGAACCCTTGTAAAGCCACTGTCTATGATCGTTTTTCATTCGTTTTCCCCACTGCGAATCGCCCGAATTGGACAAACTTCGCGTTGTATGCCGCCGCTAATTCCGGCGTGATGTTTAGCCCAGAGTCGCAATCGTCCACGACAAAGAGGCAGTCTTCTGTCACATTTGCTTTATTAATCACCCTTCGCCTGTCACCAAGTTTTCTCGGAGGGCCATCGACAAGAACCATTGAGTATTTTTCTGGGAGGTCTACATCGTACCAACCGTCAACCAGATCGCACTTGACAAGGGTTGCGTTGTCTATGCCACACTTCCCGATGATTTCGGTCATCCGCCTGTACCAATCCAAATCATGTTCAAGAGAAGTTACTTCCCAACCGGTAGCCGCAAGAATAAGTGTGGTCAGCCCGGACCCGGCCTCAAGGATTTTCCTCCCGCTTGCAAGTTCTGGTAGGATGGAAAGCATTTCTACCGGGGGCGTCCAGTCGTTATCCCATGACTCATGCAGGCTGATATAGTCCTTGGGCGTTGCGGTGCCGTTCTTTATTTTGGTAATAATCCCGGCAATATGACTGTCTACCAGCCCGTTCTCGGCCCTGAGATAGTGGGCAAGGGAACCGGTGAAGTCTTTCTGCCCGACATGCTCAAATTGCATATTGGGATCTACATAGATTTTCCCGCCAAGTGCCCGCCACTTCCTACAAAATTCAACGTCTCCCCCGCGCCTTACGTTGCCGATTAGAGTGCGCTCAAAAATAAGGGGAACCTTCAGTTTTCGGATATCTTTGGGGGGCACGAACCTTGGAACCGATTCGTACATCCGTTCAAATACAGACCGCCTGATCTTTAGAAACCCGGTAGGTACAGACTCAACCTCGATAAGCCCGTCACTGTCAGACCAAATCTCCCCACCGAGAAACCTCACAGGAAACTGCCTGTCTTCGGACTTTTTCGGATAAACCCCAGCGACGACATCCCGGTCATACCGAATCAATGCTAATAGGTCTTCCGGGTCGAACCTTAAATCGGAATCAATAAAAACAAACGTCTGGCAAGACGATTCAAGGAACTCCCGTACAAGCGAGTTCCTTTGATCGTCAACATGGCAATCATAAGCGCATACCGCCAACTCAGAGTTAACCCCGTTTTTTAAAAGCACTTCCTTCGCGTCGAAAAGAGAAGAAAGCGTTTCGGGGCTAACCCCAGCAATAGCTGGCACAGCGATGAAAACACCGCCCGCGCTCGGTGATTTAAGGATTTTCATGCAGACCCTTTGATAATGCCTGCGGTTACAAGGTCACTTCGAATTTGATTGAGCAACGTGGTAAGATTCGCCACAACTGCTGCAATCGTGGTTGTCGTGTGGGTGGTCGTAATAGCCGTCACCGCCGCCTGAGATGAACTGGCAATCGGGTTCTGCGCCAACTCCCACAGAAACTCTTTATGGGTTTCTTCAGCCATAAGACCTCCTTATGCCTCGCCCTTGATAAGACCCAATTCAACAAGGTCGGTTCTCATCTGGTTGAGCAAGGTGGTCAGATTTGCCACCACAGCCGCAATGGTCGTGGTGGTATGGGTCGTGGTGATAGCCGTCACAGCCGCCTGATTCGAACTGGCGGGCTGGTCGCACGGGGTTGTCCCGAAGAACCCAACCTTTTCCGTGGAAGACAGCCCAATCATGCAGCCATCCGGTCGGTTGGTTCCGATGTAGTCATAATCTGCCATTGTAAAAATCTCCTTTCTTATCCGATCACTCGGCAGCCGAACTGAGGCCGCTGGGCGAGGAAGCCAAAGAACACATCCAGACGCATCGGATAGTTGGCTGAGTTAATGTCATACTGCCGCAGCACCCGGATATTGATACCGTCCTGTGCCATCTGCGCCTTAAAAGAAACGTCAGAAGGCATTTCCAGGTTGGCGGAAGCAAAGGTGTACGCTTCTGGATGGAACACGAGGTTCTCTGGGTAGGCAGTGGATGCCGTACCAACCATTGTTATCGTAGCTCCGTCGGTCGGGAAGGCGTCGATGTTCTGTTTCGCGCCACTCGTGTACATGGCGGGAGAAACGGTCAAAGAAACCGCACTGCCTGAACCAGCAACGGCGGTAGTAACAACAAACTGTTGCAACGAACCAGTCGTTTCTTTGGTTTCTGGGTTCACTGCGTAAACGGACCCAACCGTAAAAACATCACCAGCAACAAAGGTATCAGTAGAACCGGCCAGGGTGTCACAAGCAATGGTGGTCGCACCCTGATCAGTAACGGTGGTGCCGACCAGAAGGGTGCTTCTGGAACCACGGGTCAAGGTCTTTACGTTCTGGCTCATGTACCAATCCAGACCCAACGCACGACCCATTTTGCCGTTCATGTACTGCTTGCCGATTTCACTTGAATTGTTGAACAGGGACTTCAGGCCGTCAATGGTAGACGCTTCAGCAGCCGGGTTAACGACTGCAATACGCGGCGACATCGGGGCTACACTCTCATTGAGTTTCTGGTTGGCAGCCATCCATGTTGCAACCGAACTCGGCGTGGTCCCAGCGGTGCCAACGAGGTTATAGGTCGCCTCGACAGCTTTGCCGTAGCAATACCAGTCAATCTTGGTTGCCAACACGGACATAGCAGGCTGAATAAACCTGCGGCTGAACTCGCTAATATCTAACGCAAGGTCCGCGTCGGAGAAGTTCATATCCACGCCACGGATCTGCCCAATCACCAACGAAACGCTGGCCTCAGACTGATCCTGTGCGTTCAATGCCCACGTTTCGCGGACGGTGTACTGGTTGGGAAGCCGGATTCTCAGGGTGGACCCTCGTTTCTGACCTCCAAATTCAGTTTCCTTATCGTGCTGTTTGTCAATATTACCGACAAACGCCAGATTGTTGTGCAACTCACGAAGACACTCCGCCGTGATCGCACTCGGTTTTAAAAATGAATTCGACACTTTTACACCTCTTTCTTAAATTTTGCCCTCATTCCGCAACCTGATCCATTCGGCCGGGTTTTCATCAAGCAGCTTGTCGGGGTCGAAATCCGTGCCGCCCTTACCCTTGACCGGTTTGATCGGCGGTGGGGCTGAAGTTGTTTTCTTGTTTGAAAGTCTTGCCTCGATTTTCCCAAGGGCGATTGCTTTTTTCAGGGGCGACAGCTTTGAAATTTTTGCGGCCTCTTTCGGGTTCTTGCCGAGGTGATACGCGATGTCTTCGGGAGCGTCGGTTTCGAAAATCGCCTGAGCGAGTTCACTGTCCATTACGTCGCCGGGAAGTGAGGTGACTGCTTCCATGTAGTCTTCGTACTTTGCCTCTCCAGCGGTGTTCACGGACACGACCGTTTCCTTGAATGTTTTCTCAGCCTCTTGCTTTGTCTGAGTTTGTCTTTCTTCTTCACGCGCTGCCTTGGTCTTCTGCTCACGTTGTTCCAGCTTCCAATCGGTAAGCGCATCAAAAAAGTCTTCGTCAGAATCAAAGTCTTCGAGTTTCGGCTTTCCTTCAGCTACATTTTTTGTAGCTTTCAGCTTTTCGACTTCAGCTTTCAGCCGTTCGCGTTCTTCCTTTGCCTCTGCTGCTTCCCTTCGTGCCTGTTCTCGCTGATACGTCAGCCGGTCAAACCGCTTCTTAAACCACGGGGGTTTTTCCTCCGGCTCGTCGTCAGTGTCTTGGTCGTCCTCCTGCGTTTCATCCTCTTGGGTTTCTTCCTCTGCCTCGTCCTGAGTGGGTTCTTCTACTTCTTCTTCCTCAATTTCTTCGCCTAATGCGTTATCCATGATGCCTGCCTTTCGCAGTGAAATGTGCCCGGTTTCCCGGTAGGTTTGGTGGGCAAACAAAAAGGGGGCGAATGCAGGCGGGATTTCTCCCGATGTAGGCCCTACATTGCCCCCTTAATTGTCTCGCTATTGCGTCGGCGGTTGATCAGACCGCGTTAGCCCAAATTATTGACTTGCTTGTACGGGCGTTCGCAACTCCTTGTCTTTTATAAGGTTGTCAAGATTCTTCCCGCCAAGGTCGGCTTTCTTCATCATCAACTCAATCTTCTTCATTTCAAGGTCGAGAATTTTATTCTGGTTTTCTATCTGCTTGCCTTGAAGTTCAATTTCCTTGCCCTTCAGCTCGGCCTCAATCTTCATTTTCTCGTTCGGGTCAATCTGCTGTTGTTGCGCCTGCTGAAGTTTCTTGGAGAGTTCCTGCGCCCCAGGCCAGTCAAGATTTCTTGCGATGTCGGGAAGGATCATCGGGAGATACTGCGGTGCGGTCTGGGCAACCTTGAGCAATCCGTCAGCCGCTTCCTCTCTCCTTGTAGAGTACGCCGCGCTTACGTCATAAACCACATCGTATCGGCCAACCGAGAGGTCGTTTAGTGTTTGCCCGGTAACAGGGTCCTTTACATTAATCTTTGCCCACGCTTCCGAACCGTCCTCGTTTAAAAGCCTTATCACACGTTCAGAATCGTAAATTCTTGGAATCAGATCGACCAGGACTTTTGC